ATCGTCTTTAGCACCGGCACGATTGACTTGGGAAACACTCCAAATAGGAATATTGAGTTCTCGGGCAAGTCCTTTAGTGCTAATATAAATATCATCAATTTCTCCCTTCCTATCAGCAGTTCGTTTTTTCGTACCCATTAAGTCAACATAATCAATAATTACCAAATCTGGTTTCATACCTTGATCTGTTACTTTTTGAATATGTGATTTAACAGTATGAATAGTAGCTTGACCTGTTGGGAATTCCTTAATAACTAATTCACCCTGAAGGTCCTTAATAGCATCTTCTACTTTAGATTTGTGTTTGTCTATAATATTAACTGAAATATTAGTAAAGAAAGCATCATATCGTTTTCCAACATAATTTTCTCCCAATTCTAAGGTATAGTGAAGTACATTATAACCTAATTTTACAGCAAATCCACCTAATGCTACTAACGACCAAGATTTACCACCTCCTGGATTACCAAATATAAGGCCAAAATCTCCACCTCCGAGACCTCCTTGAAGTAAATCATTGATTTCACTCCAGGGAGTCGGTATAGGATGTCTGTTGTCTTCTCTATAACGATCTTCGATATCTTTTGTATATTCATGTCCTACATTTTTATCTTGACCCGCTTTTAGTGCGTTATCAATCATTTGACGAATTGAATCATAGTCTCCCGCATTTAAAAAATCTACGCTTGTTAACAACGCCTTTTTTAATTGTTGGTTCTTACAGAAATTAGAAAATTCTTCTTGTACATATTCTAAATCCTCATCTGATGCTTTATAAGCGGCTCTAAGTTGTTCTTTAATTGATACTTGGAGTACTTCGTTATCAATTTTTTGGAGTTCTACTTTAAGAACATCCATAGAAGGTACTGTGTGGTATTTTTCGTAACTCTTCATTATCTCTTTAATAACCCATTTGTGAGCTTGGTTATCAAAATATTCATCACTTAAAATATCATAAATGTTTACCAAAAACTCTTTATGAGTTAATAATGAAGATAATACTTTAATTTGAAAAGCAGTACCGTATTGTGAAAGATTTATTAATGTCATGTAACTTATTTATTAAAACTATTTAATGTTTTGAAAATATCCTTGAGCCAAAAATCAACATTGCGTATCATTTTCCCAATTCCATCTTCGTTATAAAGTCGTAAAAAACCTTCAGGATTCAAACCTAAGTGGGGATGCTCTGAAATAGTTTCTAAGATTTCTTTATCATTTTCACTTAATAAAGGATTTGATAGGTTCATTAATTTATAATTAGTTTCTAATCTATCAAAATCCTGAATAATTCTAGCATAAACAACGTGTTCTTTTAGTTTAGTTTCAGATATTTCAAAAATATCATCCATAGTTAAAGGACGTTCTTTTAGTTCAGGAAACTTTTTAAATATACCTTTTTCACCTAATCCTTTTATACCTGGGATTTTATCTGAGTTATCTCCTAAAAGTGTTTTATACAGAATAAAGTTTTCAGGTAAAATACCAAATTTATCTTCAATGGTTTTTCTTTGATAGAATGTTTTTTCCATAGGGCGATAAATGGTTACATTCTTATCTACTAATTGAAGGAAATCTTTATCGGAGGATACTATAATCACCTGTGAATCAAATTTTTTAGGTAATAATTTAGCATAATAAGCTATAATATCATCTGCTTCGGCTTTATCAATAGAAACACTTCTTACAGGAAGACATTTTAAATAATGAACTAAACGAACTATTTGTTCAATTTTAGAATTATGTTCGTCATCAACGTCCTCAAATATTTCCCAATTGGTAATTCTAGTAGTGTGTCTACCTGATTTGTATTCGGGGAGTAGGTTCTTCCGATTTTGGGAAGAAGCTACTCCATCAAATACTACATAAACTGCTGTTGGTTGAATTTGATTAATTAATGACCCTAAAGAACGAAGAAAACCTCCTAACCCGCCAATATGAATTCCATTTTCATTAATAAAATTCATCATAGCAAAATTCCTAAAGAATAAATTTAAACCATCTATAAATAAAACACGATCGTGCTCATTTAGGGAGGAGGTTTCCTGATCCTCAGTAATATTATTGAGGAGTTTTAAATACTCGTTCTTTTTCATGTTTATTCTGGTTCGTGAGCAAATACATTAGTTGTGTCTTCTGTATTTTCTTCTTCGAAAATATCAAAATCCATTCCACCTAACATTTTGCTCCATTCTGTAGCGTAAGCACCTTTATAGTCTTTAAGTGCTTTATCTGTGTCTTCAATAAAACCATGAGGCGTCATAATAATACGACCTCGGGTAGTAATACCATTAATGTGATTTTTATCAATCTGAAGATTGGTACGTTTAGCAAATTCTACTTGTTTACCATCTTTAATTGCTTTGATTTTATTTGTACCAGCATTAGCAATATTACCAAATGTTACAACAAACGTAGCATCATACCACATAGCAAAACCACCTTTATTCATCATTTTAGGTTTACCCATAGGCATTTCTGGTTTTGCTGCCCATACTTTATTAACACAAACTAATGTATTAGTATATGGTGATGACTCTTTGCGAGACATTACTACTTTTTGATTAACATTGTTTGAGAATTGAGTTGACATAGCACCCGCATTCCACTCGTTGTTGTTTTTGTTTGATTTAACAGACATTTCACAAGGAATAGAACCAATCGAATCCCATAGGAACAACAAATCATAAGGTAGATTACCTTTCTTTTGTTCATCCATCAAATCAAGGATAAAACCAGCTACATCTTCAATTGTATGTAAGTTTTCTCTATCTACATAAATAAAGTTACCTTCATAGTTTACAATTTCACCTGTTTCTTCATCCACAATTTCATCAAACTCTAAACCCATTTGTTTAGCATGTTCCCAATTCCACTTCATCTCAGTAACAATAAACACTGGTAGGACACCTACTTTTTGGGCAGAAACTGCTGCTTCAATAAGTGCGGTAGTTTTTCCAGTATCACTATGTCCCCGAAGTAGACAAATATGCCCAGTAGGAATACCAGGCACACTTGTAACTTCTTGAAACGCCGGTGAAAGGGGAATCCATTGTTGCGGCTTAAACTTAACACTATTGTTAAGCATTTTCTTCTCCTTGAATTTATTCAAGTCAAAATTTGCTCTTAATTCAGCGGAGACGGCAGCCGTCAGAGATTCACTCTTTTTCTTTCTTGGCATAATAAGTTAATTTTTAATTAAAATGGTAAATCGTCTTCTTCAAACAACTCATCGAATTTATCTGCTTTAGATTCCTTTTTAACGGGAGTCTTAAGCGTATAATTCTTTTCAGGAGCAACAGCAACTGGTTCTTTTTCATCATCAATAATGTCACCTTCTTGTGCTTCATCTTCAGGAGCTAACCACTCTTGAAGTGCTTCCTTCATTTCATCAAATGAATAACGCTTAAATACTTCAAGTGGGTTCTTTTGATCTTCCAACATTGCTTCTACAGCATCCGCATCTGAAGATAATACTGATTGTTTCATCGAAGGAGATACTGTAGTACGATTGTAAGGGGTACCTGTTGATTCAGGTCCTACTGTGTTTAATTTAATGTCACGACCAGTAGCTACATCAGTAAAATCACCTACTTCCTCATCAGCAGCCATTTGTAGGAATGCTTCGTAAATTTCTTTACCAAATTGCCACAATTTAACTCCTTCGCTTTCTTCACCACGTACTACTACAGGAGCAAAGATACGCATTTTAGCATCTAGCTTCTTAGCCAAACGCCAGTTATCTTTGTCACTAGTTTGACGTAGTTGTTTTGCGAACTCAGCAATTGGATCTTTTTCACCAAAGTTTAGAGGTGAAATCATCGTTTTGTTTCCAATACCGTAGTAGAAAAATACTTCAGTAAATGGGTTTGCTTTGTTGAATTTGTTAGGCACGACACGTACCGTTTGTTTGCCTACTGAAGGTTTCCAGAACAAACTTTTTCCATTGTTGTTTCCCTGATTGTTGTTTTTGGCCTGAAGGGAATCCAGGCGCTTTTTAATTTGGTTTAAATCCATAACTAATCAAATTTATAATAACATTTAAATATAATAAAACTTTTTAAAAATACCAACCTAAAGATCAATAATATTGTGAACTTTTGTATTCAATTGTCTTAGTTCATTGTTCTGGGTTAAGAGAATACAGTTTCTGTAGTGTTGCCAGTCAACTCTAAATTTAGTATCAACTACACCATTATTAAGAGATTTAATCAATGTATTAAGAGCATTAATTGTATATAAAGTATTGGTATCTTTTTTTCTATGTACGAGGATAGTATTCTCAGGAATACCATTTACATTTCCTTGATCAACATTATAAGTAACAACATATTCGCCTGTGCTTTTAATAAAAAGAACAAACATTTTGTTATACATTATATTATATGATCTAGAAATTTCGTTTACTCGCTCGTCAATGAATTCTTCACTAACGAATGTACAAAATAACTTATTATTCACGTCTATTGTATTTAGGGATCGTTCAAAATCGTATCCCATATACATATGACTAGGTGGTTCTAAAATCGTAATTTCTTCCATAACTGCTTTTTACATTAACTTTATATTTCTTAAAAACTTGTTCAATTTCTTTTATTAAATCTTCACTTTCATCTAAATCGAATAAGAACGAATCATAAGTATATAATACTATCTTACTTTTCTTACCTCTTAACAATTTATGTAACTCAATCAATATACGAATGTTTGTTGCGGTCTCCAAATTTTGTAAAACATAATTAAATAACTTTTGTGGGTTCATATTATCTAATTCATCCTCATTAAACTGATACCCAGAAATTGGAGATTCTATCCACCCATTTTCAGTAAAGTTATCCCACAACTCATCAATATATAATTTAATTTTTTTAAAGTATTCAAGGTGTTCATATTCCTTAAAAACTCCTCCGTATAGTTGTTTAAACGTTAATTCCTTAGCCTTTTTGTAATCAACACCATACATGCTTGCAAAAGTCTTATGTATATCATCATCACCAAAATCAAAGTCGATAAGCTGCCCGCTAAGAGTAGGGTGATAGGCGCTAATATCATATTCCACAAACACATCATTACGAGGAATAAAGCTTTTCCTACAACCGTTTTCCTTGTTGAGAGCCGCGTAGTTGATACCATCATACTTGTTGGAAGGCCTTGTAGTAAGGGTTTTAAGATTGTAAGAAGTAAATACAAACTCGTCCTGCGGATCCCTGTCAAAATGTTTTTTGAATTCATCTTTATCTATTTTAATTCCATTACGCTCTATCCCAAAAAATGCTAATGTAGCCCATTTGTTGTAGAACTCAAAATGCGGTAATAATACCTCATTAAATTTATGTTTTATGGCGTTATATGTTGTCTCGCTACGCTCGTAATGCTTAACTATGGGCACTATGCGATTCAAATCTTGTTTACCGCTATAACGCTGTTCTAGAATTGAATGTGCTGCTGTTGGTTCTTGTATATACGTAGGAGAGATTAGGTTAACGTCGAGCAAGCTTTTTAATGGAAAATAGAATAATGTATCTTTTTTATCTAACGTCCATAACTTTTTTGTTTGTTCTAATAACTCGTTTACCCGCGTTTTACTTACACTTAGTCCCTCACTATGGTCAACGCATATCATGTAACCCTTAGTATCGTTAGTAGGCCTATAATACACTAAAGATACGTCATTAATAGCAGGATGTTTAGTATGAGATACAGGAATTACTTCCATATACGCTTCACTAAAACCTCTATTAATTAAATAACTTATTTGTTCTTCAGTTTCTACTAACCAATACATTTAGCACTATTCTTGATAGTACTTAATATAATCATTTTTTAGGTAATCTCCAAGTTTTGGGAGTTTTTCTCTTTTAGATTTTAATTCAGTTGTATTTTTATTCACTTTAGCTACTGTTTGTTTGTCTCCAGTAAGTTGCCAGTCTAAATAAAAAGGTTTATATAATTCCCAAGAGATTTGAGGATTTTGATCTACTAATTTATCGTATTGAATTTTATTTATTTCAATATACCTAACTTCATTCCTTTTTTTACAAAAATACCTTCTAAATTCTCCATTAGTATAATTTTGAGAAGTAGGGTACATTGGTAAATAATACGGAAGCATAGTTTGTTGAGGAGTATCACCTAGTGCCTCGTACATATTAAATAAATAAGGCTTATCTAATAAATCAGGATTAATTTCCGGATCTACATCTCCACTTAAAAGAGCAGGATTAACTACATAATCATCTAAATTATCTGAAGCGTTAGGGGAATCTATTTCATTAGTTTTTTGGGGAAATAAATCTAAATTAGGTGGGTTTTGGGGAGTTCTACCTGTATATAGTTTTCCAGTAGATACTTTAAAGTAATATCCAACATAGGCTTTCCCATCTGATGTTTCGTATTCAGTACCATCAGTATATAGATTTGTTTGTATTTGGGATAGAGGGAAGTATGCCATTAGTTGTTAAAATCTGAATTAATAGGTACTGAGATGTTTTTATTTGAAAATATAACTTTTCTTTTTTTATTTAAGGTTTCTGTTTTAAGGAGACGGAAAGCAGCATCAAATGCTTTTTTATCAGCTTCATCTAAATCTAAATATAAATTTTGAATTTGTTTAGAGGCAAACCATTTACCTAATAGTTTAATTGCTTTTTCTTCATCATCATTAATGGTTCCTGTAGCAGGTTCAAATAATTTTCCAGGTCCTGTTGGGTTTTCATTATCTGTTAGGTTATAAATACTTTGAAGTTTAGTTGCTAATGTTTTAAAAGCATTTGTTGATACTGTTGGGTCAACAGGTATATCAGCTTCTTTTAATTTTTGAGGACCTGAGAGTTTTAAAGATTTAAAGAAATTAACAATTTTAGGAGTAGGCATACAGTCTAATTTTCCAGTAGTGATACCACAGTGAGTATAATACCCCGGTTTTCCTTTAGACCAGTTTGTTTGTCTCTTTCCACCTTTATCAGGAGGGAATAGGAAATCGTATGTTTTCTTTCCTTCCCATTTGTATGGAGGTAAAGTAGGATTGTTTTTATATATTTCTTTAAATAATTTTTTCAATGAAGCTAATTGAGCGTCTGTAATTTCTTGGGCGTATGAAATACCCCTGTATGTAGTATTTTTACCATTGTAATCTACTAAGTGAGCATTACCTGTTAATTGGTCTTTTCTCATAGGACCATAAGACGACTCAGTAGCATTTTTTCCATATCCCACATTTTGTAGACTAATACCAATACTTGTTGGATTAGCATTTCCGGCATTGAAGGCTCTAACTCTATCAGGAACAATATGTTCAACATGGCCTGCGGCATCTATAACATAATGGTAAGATAATCCTCTTTTATTTAAAGTATCAATAGTTGATTGACCTTTATCTGTTCTTTGCCATCCTGCTGAGTAATGAAGAACTACTTGGGTTTTATTATATTTTGTTTTGTCATGGCCTCTAGGGTTTAACGCAAATCCACTAGTAATAGTTTTATTAGTCCAACTTGATGGATCATCTCCACCTCTAGTTCCACCACCACCAGAACCGCCACCTCCAATACCTTGAGGAGTAGATCCATCAGTTAAATTTGCTTCTTTTCCACTACCAACAGTTGATCTAGGAATAGCTAAAGTAGTTAAACTAGTAGTCCATTGATTATCATTAATAGTATGTTCTACTCCTTTAATTACAAAACTAATAGAACGTGGATAGCTATAAGGTAAAAATTTATTTTCAACTTCAATTTTTTGATAAATTTTTATTCCCGAAAGTCCATCTATTGTTAATCCTAAATCAAAGGGTATAAATCCTGTTGAAGGAGAGGAAGCATTTTTCTTATCACTATCTTTAACTGCTTTTAATTGATTATATTCAATGAAATTTTTAATAGTACTTTTATAAGAATTAGCAGCTTCAATATCTAAAGTAGGTTTTTTATTATTGCCATATCCTGTTAATAACTTAACATAATTATTAAAATTATCTTTAGCTACTTTATATTTTTCTTCTAGATTTTTAACTTTATCTTCTGTAGTAGATTCTTCTCCTTCAGGTTTGGTTTCTTTTCCTGAGTTATTGATTAGATCAGGTTTGATAGCATCAAAGGTTCCAGCATTAATAGCTGTTAATCCTGTAGCATCATACCCAGGATGAGAACCATCTCTGGTAGCTCCTATTGTAATCATACTAGCTAATTTAGGAGTAATAGTAGTATTAAATTGGAGATTTTTTACAAAATTAGATTGGGAACCATTATATCCAAAAGTATTAAATTTGGCGGTTGGTTTATCTTCTATTTCTTTTTGTCTATCAGGAGATTGAACTTCATCTCTAAATATAACAGTATTTGTAGTATCATCTATATCCGGGGATATGCTATTATAATTACCTGTACATGATTCATATCCTCTTAATAAAGCATTTAAAAAATCAATTAAAACTACATTTCCTTTATCATCTGCTAAAGTATCTAAAGTTTCTAATATCCATTGGATATTAAAATATACATTTAATAATCGGCCATGAGTATTATCTCCTACAGTTTTGGTAAAATCTTCAGAACCATACAACGTGGAAAAACCTGTTTTTTCCCCATGTTTCCATTGACTATTAAAGTTACAAATACGAGGATCTGTACTTAAGGTTAATGGGGGGAGTAAAATTAATTGTTCCTCAGTATCTAAATCAAAATTAATAAATTTAGCTTTACCTTTTTTAATTGTAGGGATTAAGTATTCTTCAATATAAAGTAATAAACGTTGAAATAGAACATAATATATAGTAGTACCTTCACCATCGGCAGATTCACCAACATATTCAGTTTTTAAAAATGAAATTACTTTTTTTCCATTAATTGTTTTACTTAATTTATTATTTTTATCTAATTTTTTAACATTTTTTCCAAAAAAGTTTCCTAAGGAATTTTTATCCATATAAGAAATAATTACTTCTTCAGGAGTTTTAGGAATCTCTTCACTATCACCTTCACTTGAATTTGATGATCCTGAGGGTGCTTGGCTTCCAGATGCTTGGCTTCCAGATACAGGAGGTTTGTTAGATTTCTCCATATCTTGGGGAAGAAGAGTATTGACTTTTAAGGATTCAATTACATCACCCATTGATATTAAATCAAGTGAGATTTTATATTGACCCTCAGGAGTAAAAGTCCAAGTAAAATTAGTTACCTTTCCTATTAGGGCATCATAATTGCCTTCAGATTTTTCTTTATTGCTTTCTATTGTGGATAAAAGACTATCGTATCCTTTATCACGTTTTAAAAAAGAATTTACTATGCTGTAAGGATTATCATGAGCGAAGGTACCATCATTTTTAACATAATTAGACCATCCCCATTCTAATAACATAAAATAACCTAACTTAATATATAAAGTTTCAATTATTTCAAATTGTTGTCTATTATTAGCAATAATTTCTACTTTAGCACTTCGTATAGAACCTCGGTTTTTGTAAGTTATAATAGCATTTTGAATACCCATCATAGGAGATAAACCAAATTCTAATCCTCCTAATCCATAAGCACCACTATTATTAATACTTTTATCTCTAGCTATTCCTCTTTTTTGAGTAGATCCACTAGTAGTTCCATTAAATAAAATAAATTCTTTAGCTAAATTATTTTCAAATAAACCTAAATTTTTAATAGTTGGATTAGCAATTGTTTGTTCAACATTTACTGAAGATGCTAATTTAATCCATGCTGTTTTTGAATTTAAATAAACTAAATCTTCATTACTGCGTAAAGTTTTACCATGAATTTTTTGTCTGGCTTCAACCTGTTTAATTACATATTCTGGGGTTGGTTCTCCTACTATGTTTTTTGCCATAACTTATTGATTTATTGATTCAAACTCTCGTATTACTTCAGCATAGTTATTTGGTATTCTTATTTGGGTACCTATAGGAATATTTAATGATGATTGATTAGTTACATCAGTATTAGCTATCGAAATAATCCACCATAATGAACTATCTTTATAATACAAATTAGCTAAAGTATCAAATCTATCCCCCTGTGTAGTATAAACGTAAATATCATCTTCAGATAAAGGAACCTCAGGGTAACGAGATGTAGTATACGCTACCTTTCTTTTAATTTTTTCTTGGGGTTGTGTTTGATATCTATTTGCCATTAACTATCATAATTATTACCTGCTCCATTACTTAATGCTATATATCTTTGATCTCCATATGTGTTAGTATCAGTTAGATCAGCATTACCCATTGGATTAGTTATAGTTTGGATTGAAGGTCTAAAGTTATGAATTGGAGTAAAATTAAATCCTGTTACTCTTATAATCATAGGTAATTCTTTAACACTAGAATCAAGACCTCCCTCACTATTTATTCCTATTTCATAAGGACTATCATCATTTATACTTAAATTTAATCCAGTAATAAAACCTGGCTGTTCATAAAAATATCCTCCTACAGTTAATTGAGCTAAATTACCTTTCATATAGCCATTTCCACTATAATCAGGAGCTAAAGATGAAGCTAAATAATTTAATTTTTTATACATTGGGATAAGTTCATTTTTTGATTGAGCAGCAACTGTCCAATCTAATGAAACGGTTCTACCAAACCCACCATAAGTATAAAATTCTTCTCCTCGTCCTAAATATTTAGTTGGATTCCATGTTGCTGAGTAATTATCTGAAATAGAACCTAAATGGGCTCTAAAATGAATAAAAGTTTTAAAAGAAGGATCATCATTATCAATAATAGCTATTCTAAATTTAACTAAATCATTTTTAAGTTCTTCATTATCAGTTACAGAAGCTTTTCTATATATAGGCAATGCGTTAACTTTATCTACTGGTCCTTGTCCTGAGCCTGAGGTATAGTTAATTAGGTTTCTAAGGGGGTTTGTAGGAGAATTATAAGCAATTCTACTACCTCCTGGGCCTTCGATTGATTTATTTTCACTACCTATGTAAGAAGGTGAATTAGAAAGTATTTGTGAATTTGATAAATTTTTTCTAAGTTCAGCTCTAAAATCTTGTTTTATACCACCATTATATCCTGTTTGGATAGTTTTTTCCTCTATAGCATCGTTTAGTTGGGAGGTTGATAATGTAGAAGGATTAATATTTTCACCAGAGGGGTTAAGAGTATTTAGTTGAGCATTAATTGTAGGGGGTGATGATAATGTTCTATATTCCTCTAATATAGGAAATCCATTAGCTGTACCAAAATAATCACTAGCATATATGTTTTTTAGGTTTAATAAATTATCAGTATCAATATATTTAGGTAAGTCTCTTTGAGGGGTAGAACCTGTATAAAAATAAGTAGGACTGGTTGATGCTAGGGCGTTTTTATCTCCTGTTCTATCTTGACCACCTCTAATAATTTGGCCTTCATTATTAACTAAATTATCTAGTAAATTAGGATCATAATATCCTAATTCTTTAATATAAGCTTCTGTGGCTCCACTTTTAATAATTTGATCTAAGTAATTAGCACCTTGTGTGTTTACAGATCCTGTATAGAAGTAAGTTGGGTTAGTTGTTGCTAAAGAGTTAAATTCACCTGTTTGGTCTTGACCACCTCTAATAATTTGGCCTTCATTATTAACTAAATTATCTAGTAAATTAGGATCATAATATCCTATTCTTCTAATATAATCTATAGTAGCTCCCTCTTTAATAATTTGATCAAGGTAATTTGTTCCTTGGGGTTGATGAGATCCACTAGCATTACCATAAAAATAAGTTGGGTTTGATACTGATAAAGGATTATTAGTTCCTGTTCTTTGATCAGCAAATCTAATGTTTGTTTTACCAATACCTAAAATAGATCCTGGGCCTCCACCATATGATAAAATATTAGGGCCTACATTAATATCTACTCCTGAAAAATTCCAGTTAGATTGTGATGTTTTATCGGTAATATTTTGGTAAAGAGATACTAATCTATTTTCTGATTTGGGTTGAGTTGATTTTACTTTGACTCCATATAAATTATCATTATTGGAGTAAGCACCTGTTAGTTCAAATGGGTTTATACCTTGTTTATTTAAATGACCTCCAAAAGCATTAACACCCGCTTGAGCTAAAGTAGATAATGGTGTATAAATACCTTCATTTAAAATACCACTAGTTTGGGTGCGATTAGATGTTCTAGATAATAATTGTTGTTTAGCTATAAATAAAATACCACTTGGGGATTTTGTATCAATAAACATTTTACCTAAACGTAAAACATCTTCCCCACTATTAGTTACAGCAGTAATTCCCCCTCTTAAGAGGAAATCATTATCTAAAATTCCTAGATTATTTGTCCCTTCAGGAATAGGAGAAGTAATATATGGTTGTCCACTATTACCACCACCTAACCTGTCTCTCCCAAATCTTAGGGATTTTAGATCAGTTTTGAGGTCTATTAAAGGCATTTATTAAACTCTACCGCCTTGATTTTCAGGTGCGTTGTCTCTGTAAGTTGATGGTTTTTTACCATCTAGATCTAGTACTGAATCCGAAGCAATAATTTGATTATTTGCGTTTACTAGATCACTTTCTTGATCATACTTAGAAGGTGTTGAACCATTTAAAGCAGTTAAGTTTGAACCTTGTGTTTGTAATTTGTCTAAAAGAGCCATAATTATGTTTATTTTTATTATAAATATTTAATTTTATTGAACTTTATAAGTTCCTACAGCCATTGCTGTACCTACTTTAGTTGAATCCATGTATACATCACCTCCAGCTTTAACAGCGGATATTAATTCATCAAATTTCCTATAGAATTCATTTAATGGGATTACTGCTTCAGGGCCTGCTTCACCAACAATAGCATTTACTGGTTGAGTAACTACACCTCCAGTAGCCATCATTTTAGGAGATTTTTGATTTGCCGATTCTATTTGACTTTCTAACCCAAAAGTTTTAGATATAGCCTCACCAATTGGTCTAGCACCTACCACATCAGCAATTTGACCAAATAACCATCTACCAGCCATATCACCTAAAGTATAAGCAACACCATTTAATATGAAAGCAGGAATACCAGTAGCAGATAATCCAGTTGTTATTGCTGCTGCTCCTATACCTCCTGCTATACCTCCAATTCCTTCAAGAGCTCTTTTACCGATATCTTGGTATACATCATCTTTAGTACCTCCCTCAGCTACTATAGAAGCAATATCTGAGGCTGTAAATAATCCTTCTATAAGACTACCTATAACAGGAATTCTTTTGGCAAATCTACCAAAGTTTTTCCCAATTGCAGGAATTTTGGATTTTAAAGCTTCAATAGGATTTATCTTTTTTGCGAAATTTCCTACGGCTGAGGCTCCTTTACTGAAGAAATTACCTATTTTTCCAAATCCTCCAGATATTGAGCTTCCTGCTCGGCTAAGTAAACTTCCTGCTCCTTCAGCTGCTATATCTGTTCCCGCCATCATTGCAGCATCTCCTAAAGCAGAACCACCACCTTCTCCTCCAGTTACACTTGAAATAATTTCAGGAGCCAAATATGAAAGGCCTGTAGCTAAGGCTCCACCTAGTCCTCTGCCTCTTCTTCCTCTACTTCTGCCTCTTCTGCCTTTTGATGGGGCTTTTACTCTTCTACCTGTTTTAGCATCGTAATGGAATTTTCTTCCTCTCTTATCAACACCTGTTTTTGTTCTGCTTCTTTTTCCTTTTCTTCTACCACCACCTTCATCACCGCCATAGTAGCCACCGTCACCGTCACCGCCACCGCCACCACCTTGTTGGTTGTCAACTATTACGTGCTGAGGATCGCCCATTCTTCCTGATGGTTTTCCTCTAAAGGCATTTATGATACCTTTACCTACTAAATAAAGAGACCCAGCTGTAGCGACAATACCAGCAAGAACACCTGCCCCACTGAGTAAAGGTTTCAATATTGGGCTTGAAGAAATCGTATTAAGTAGCCCTGTAATTTTATCCATTGCATATGATAAAGGGCCTGATGAGAATGAGGTAAATGCGCTTTTTATGTTTTCAATGGAAGTAGCTAATTTTTCAGAAGCAGCAAGTTCTTGTTCCTGTAATTCTCGGGCTGCAGCTTTGGTAATATTTCGATCTTGAGCTAATTTATCTAATGCTTCTTCTTTTTTTAAGGCTTCAGCTAATTTTTCAACACTTAAACCAGTAGCATCTGCTATAGCTTGTTTTTGGATTACATTCATTTTTTCAAATTCATGTATTCCTCCTACTTGTTTTAGAACTTCGGCTGATGCTTCAGCTGATTTTCCTTGGAGAGCTAATTGTCTAGCTTTTTCAAAATTTAAATCTTTACCCGTTAATAATTCCGCCTCTAGTTCTGCAGTGATTGATTTTTCAAAATCTAATAATCCATTAGATATACCTTTGGTATCATCTAAAGTAAGTCCTAAACGTTTAGCTTGAAATACAGCTTGAGCTAATGCTTTTGGGTTGTTTCCATAATTAGCAGCAATATCCGCAGATACATTTGCTACTCCTTCTAAGATATCTTTTTGATTAATAAGACCATCTCCTACTTGTCCTGAAATATTGTAAATATCTTCTTGGGACATTCCAGTTTCAAGAGAAAGTTCGAGTAATTTAGCTGCGGTTTCTGCTTGAAGTCCAGCTCTTTGAGTTAATGCTGTTTGTGTTTCTAGTTGTTGTGAAGTAAATACAACAGAAGTACCTAAAGAATTATTTAACTGTTGGTTAGCTTCAAGAATTCTTGATTGGGTAACAGAGGTTTCTGCAGAGTCTTGAGAAATAACTCGCATTTGTTCCCTAAATTCGTTTGCATTTTTTGTACTAAGGCCTAGATCTTTAACTATTTTTGCAGTTTGATCACTAGTAGCTAATCCTATTTGTCCTAATGTTTTAAATGTTTTAACAAAGAAAGTTAATTGAACTAAAGGATCATCAATAGCATCCATTAATCCATTTTTAATACCTCCAAGTGCCGAACCTAATACTGCATAACTACTGCCTGTACTTTCAGCAGTATTATACATATCTTCCTGAATATCAGCAATGGTTTGAGAATCAATTCCAATTTTAGAAAGAGTACCTGAGATACCTTTAAAAGCAACTCCAGTAAGACCGATAGTCTTTTCTATTTTTTCTTCTGTTTTAAGACGTGCTTGTAAAGCTTCATTTCCTTCTGTTAGGATAGAGTATTCTTTTTCAGCTAGGGCTAGTGCTTCTGCTTCTTCTTTTGATAACGTTATTCTTGCCTTTTTTTTCTCTTTTAATTCAGATATTTGAAGTTTTAAATACTTTTCTTCTGCTCTATTTTTTTTCTCTAAATTTTTAAGTTCTTTTAGACTTAATCTAGAAATCCCTAATTGATCACTTTCTAGTTTTTCGTAAATGTTTTTAATTTTTCTTAAAGAACGTGTAGCTTTTTTTATTGCTGAATCAGAATCACCTAATCCATTTAAAACTCCTTCAATTTCTTCTCGAACACCTACAAAACCCTGAGATAATCTGTATGCGTTTTCTCGGGCACGATCTAGGGCACCCTCCATTTGTTCAATAGCTCGTTGTGTTTTTTCTACATTACTTGTATCAAAAACAGCAGCAGGTTTTTTAGTTATCTTTTCGTATTCCTTACGAAAATCTTCTAACTGCTTTTTTAAATCTTTTAAACTATCGGCCATATTATAGTATTATATGTTATAAATATTAAAAGGCGTCATTTTTTTGACGCCTTTGTAACATAAGAAGGTGGGGTAATTTTTTTTCTTTCTTGAGCTGCGCTTCGCGCATCTCCCTTTAACCAACTATCTTCAGCAGATGTATCTTGGTTTTGTTTTTTATAATGATCATTTATAAGATTAAAAGTTAAATTTCTTAACCATATAGGCATATTATAGACAGTATCCCAATCATACCCTCCGTTTCCATAAAATATTACTTCGTGGATTTGTCGAAATAAATTAGTTCGATATTTAGAAGTCAGGCCAAAAAAAGGTGGCATTAATAGGGATTTCGAGGTCCTCCTCCATCCCCTCAATAAATTCATATTGAATTGTTGTATTAATGCCTGGGTTAATTTGGTTGTAGTATTCTCTGAATGCTCTAGCATCTTTAGCTAAAAATGCATTATCAACAAAACTCGAAATAGTACTACGTTCTGAATCACCATTTACGGAAAGAATCATATGTTTCATACGAGTAGTTAATTCTTTACCTTCATTTTTATTTAACTTTTTATATCCTGCTATTTCTTTTTCAATGATACTATCATCCTTTTGAGTTAAAAGTTTAAAAGTGATTTTATTACCTGAGTGAGGTAATTCAAAAGCAAATTCATTTGTACGAGGGGATAAGATTAAAGATTCATCTAAGAATTTTTCATTTAATTCTGTTAGATCTGTTGTAATTGATTCGCCCGAATAAGTAAATGTATAATCTTTACCATATCCTAAAATACGAGAAGCAATAAGAATAGCATCTTTATCACCAATTAATAAATCATCAAAATTAATTTTACTTACAACAAGAGATCTTAGTAATTTATCAATTACTGTGCCCTGTCGAATATAATTTTGATTTGTAAGAATGTCTTCTTCTTTAGCAGTCATATATTTCATTTCAATCTTTCCTTCTGCTAAAGGAGAACCCTCAGGATAAAGTAAACCTTTTGAGGGTAATTCTACCGTTTCGGTAGGTAACTTAAATTCGGCCATAATTTTTATTTTTAATAACTTTGTTCTAGTATAAATATGAACATAAAAAAAGAGCTTGACAAAGCCAAGCTCTCTTTAAAAGTATTTGAGTTTTCTTTTTTTAGAAGTTCAATACACAATAATCTGGTTGTACTTCAACCTGGATATTAACGGCTGTACCATCATCATCCCAGTTATAATCACCCCAATTGATTGAAGTAATTAAAGCTCCTTTGATCACCCATTCTGAAACAATATCACCTACAGGACCTAATACGTTAAATGTTAAATCTTTCTTGTAGAAATCAGAATAACCATCTCTACCTGTTACTGATTCGTGGTGTAATCTTAACCATTCAATGGCAGCTTGAGCACCTGAAGGAGTAATTGGGTCAAATAATGTAAACTGGATAGTACCCCATGTTGTTTTACCTTTAACAAAACGTTGAACGTTAATATGATTTAAAGGTACAGTTCCTTGTGATACGTTAACAGCACCTACTTGCTTAAGTAAGTAAGAAGGGAAACCATCAATATACAATACAAATCTATTAGATTGTTTTGGTTCGAATGCTGTGAAAAATATTTCGTTTGGATCTAATACTGCCATTTTATTTTGCTATTATTTTTATTCTATTATAAATATTCAACTTTTAATTTCTTATGCAGGGAATGTAGCACCTGTAGGTAAGATGTTAAAGTCGAGGTAAATAAACTCAGCTGTTTTAGTTGGTTGGATAAATATCTGACCAATTAACTGATTTCTGTCAATCACATCTGGTGTGTTATTTGTATCATCCATGATCACTTTAAACGCATACAAACCTTGTCTTTGTTGAACACTTTCCAAATATGGATTTACTTGTGCTAAGAAATTATTTCTTGTAGCAATTGTATTTTGTTCAAACACCAAGTTTTGAGCAACTTGTGAAATGTATGATTTAAGTTGAATTAATAATCTTCTAACATTTACTCTATCTAAAGCACTTGCTCTAGTTTGTAATGTTTTCTGACCATATACTACAACTCCAGTTCCAGGGAATGTGGCAATTGGGTTTACTTTATTTGTATATAAAGTATCTCTATCAGTTGAGTTTAGTTTTTGTTCTGCGCGAATTACTTGTCCTAAACCACCTCTATTAATACCCGCCGGGGCGAACCAAGGCTCACTTACACTGTCATTATACGCGTATACACCACCTATAACAGCGGATGCTGGCACCCATACTTGTTTGCCTGTATCTGGGTCAATTACTTGACACCATGGCCAATATGAAGCAGCGTATGATGTATTTCTTGAAGATGCTTGAGTATTTACTGTAGCAACTGAAGAATTATATGGTACTAAATCTAATACTAATAAACTATCTCCTCTTACTTGAGTGTTATTAATCATATTAGTACATTGTGAAGTCATTCCTGAGTTAAATAGACCTGGAGCTAATAATACATTAAATACATAATCATCTTGATTAGATAATAAACTAATCATATCATCATAATCATCAGGAGAAACACCTTGAGTATTATTTGAATCGATATTATCGTAGAAATTAGCAGCTCCAATAAAATCTCCTGTAGCACTACCAAATGAACCACTTTGGGCTGATGGGATAAATCCTACAAATTCTGGTTTTGCTATTCCATTATTATCGAAATAATTTAATGTAGCTCCTGGAACAGAATCGATTCTAATATATCTAGAAGCGTTTCTATATGAACCCGTAATTTCTACTTGGTTTTTAGTTGGGTTGTAATTTTCAACTTGATCACCAATTACTTTTGAAACAAAGTTATCAGCTTTTGGGTCTAAAGATAACCCAGTCCAAGTTTCTAATACGACTTTATTATTTGTAGTATCATCACCTCTTCTTACTAAAAGATCAAAAGTACCTGAAGAAGTTGAAGGGTTTGAAATTTCCCATCTAATGTTATCTACAGATCCACTTGCTAGTGATCCTGAAGCATCTTCAGGTCCTTCACTATTCATTAAAGCTCCTTCACTAATAGTTTTAATAACTAAAGAAGAGGATGTGTTACTACCACTAATTTCATTGTTATCATTTTCGTCTACACAAGTTGCTGCTGTGTATGAACCTGTAACTACTCTAGCTACTAAAAGAGACTCACCACCATTATTAAAATAGTTGTAAGCAGCGATTGAAGTAAAGTAAGTGTAAGTGTCACTACCACTATCTACGGTTGTTCCAAATCTAGAAGAATAATCGCTATAAGAAGTAACTACTGTAGGGATTTCTACAGGTCCTTTTACTGTTGGACCGATGATAGCTGCCCCAACCGTTACGGGTTGTTGGCTAACAAAAGATGAATCATTTTCTCTTGCTAATACACCGGGAGATACTAGAGTTTCTGCCATTTTGTTATTTTGTTATTGTTTTGTTATAAATATATAAAAAGAATTCAAAAATCATCGTTTTACGAATTCACCTGTTTCAATATTTATATTTCCTTCACCATATTTTTCTTGTAACTTTTGACCAGTATCTTCAGATTTTTTGATCAACATTTGTAACATTTCTGTTAATTTATCTTTTTGTAACTCTAAACTTTGAATTTCTACTTCAATACTACCAAATTTGGTAATAATATCAGCTCTTTCATTATTCAAATCTTCTAATTGTTGTAACTCTTCTTGTGTTAGAAATATTTTGTCCATAATAAATATTAGTTTTTTTATTAAAATTAAAGAACCCTATTAATAGATTCAATTACTCTTTGTGGTGTTATTGTTTTAGTACATTCAAAATGTCTATCTGTGTCTTTATGATTAGGACACCATTCCCAATCACCAGGATTTAACCATTCTTTATTAAAACATCCTGTACAAACATTTTCATCGTAATTAAATACGCGTTCACAATCTAAAAATTCACTATAGGGTTGGCTAAATCCTGAAATTAGGATTACTTTAGTACCAATAGCCCAGGATAACCAAGATAAACCACTACCTACACCAATAAAAGCATCGGCGTATTTAATATCTACCATTCTGTCCTCAATAGGATAATCACCTGTTTTATCAATTACTCCTTTTAAAGTACCTCCTAATTTAGAATCATGCCAATCATCACCTAAACGTTCTTTAGTAATCATTACTACTTTATATCCTTGATCTTTCAAATAGTCAACTATTGCTTGCCAACCACCAGGATAATTCCAATATTTAGCATGTGCTGAAGCATGAGGGGCGATAATTACATATTTACCTTCAATTTGTTGTCCTTTACTAGGAATTGTAATTTTTGGTTTAACTTCTCGATATTTTAATCCTAATATTTCTGTTGTTGTTTGGCCTAAAGGGTGTTGTTTAAAGTCAATAGGTATTTTATGTTTTACTACTTCTCTATTTTCATCATAAAACCAACCAATATTATACATAGCATATAAATTAAATACTTCAGTACCTGGTTCTACAAATTCAATTTCTGGGTATTCTTTTTCGAACCATTCATTGTGGAAAGTAGATACTATAAGCTCACATTGATGTTTTACTCTAAAATCATTTACATTAGCAAACCAAGCTAATGTATCTCCAATAGCATCAGATTCTAAATGAATGTATACTCTTTTTCCTTTAGCATTATAATTTTCAGAGAATTCTAATTGGTCTGTTTTTAAATTATATGCTTCTACTCTCCAATCTTTAAAATATTTAATATTAGGAGCAGTCCACATATTATTGCTGATAACTGTTTCATAGATAACATCATTGCTTTTTCTATCTATAAATAAAACTCTATATTTACAATCTTTATCCCCATTAATATGTAGTTTAGCTCCTCCAATAAAACTAACAGTAAATGTATTTTGAGGTTCTTTAAAAGGTAAATTTAATTGTTTTAAATTATTATAGTTATTTATTAAAACTTCTTTCATATATCAAATTGTTTATTAAATTCTTTTTTATATCGTAAATCATCTATAAAAGCCTGGCCATAAGGTAAAATATTTCCCCTATCAAAGTTGTGGATTTGTAAGTACCATCTCATATTATAATGATATTGATTATGAGGACGTGCTTTAGCTCTTTCAGTACCTAATATTTCATTATTCCAAGGATCTTCATTAGGAAACATAATTGACTTTAAATACTCAACATTCCATATAGCAGCATTATGTGTTAATAACCATACGGAGTCTTGTTTCATTTTAAGAACTCTATTATTTTTAATAAATTTATCGGTAGGTTCAAAGTCATAACCCCACCAATGTAGTTTTTCATGAATTCGAAGACAATCGGCATTTTCATTATCCATAAATTCTATAAATTCAGGCATAATGTCATTAATTGATCTTTCAGGCCACATATCATCACACATTAATAAAACATACTTTGTATTAATTTTATCTAAAGCGTAAATTAATTTATTTGAAAAATCATATTTAGTATAATCGGGTTTGTTGATGTTTAAAGGTATAAAGTTTTTATACTCATAATCATAATTTTTACTATCAGAAATAACATATATGTCTAAATCAAGACCACTAAGTAATTCCCAACTTAACCCTAATCCTTCCCAACAATTTGAATAACTATCACACGTAGGAACTAAAACTGATATTTTATCTTTTAAATTCATTGTAAATATCCATTAATTCTTTTGTTCTATTATACCATGATAATTCTTTACCAGTATTAATTGCTTTTTCTTTATATAAATCCCAATTTTTTATAATATCTTTTAATCCTTTATCCATTTCAAAAACATCCCGAGGAGCTCTCCAAGCACCATGAAAATCAGTAGCATGTTCCCAATTAGCGATAATAGGCAAACCCGCAGCTGCTGCTTCAATCATTGTTAAATTTGGATGTCCTGCTTCTAACATAGTAGGATGAACAAATATATCATGGTCATGGTATAATTCTAGTAATTTAGTATTAGGAGTATCAAAAACCAAATTTAGTTTAGGATAATTTAACATCCATAAATGACCATTAAAGAAATTTTTATTGTTAGAAGGTCCGGCTATGGTAATTTCTAAATCATTCATCATAGCTAACCCTAAACCATAAGTAAATCCCTTTCTATCATATGTTTTATCTCCTCCTAACCCATTATTAGCTATCATTAATAACTTAGGTTTTTCTGGTTTGGGATGAAAGGGGTTGTTATAAAACTCATCTGTGTTTACACCATGAGGAAAATAGACACATTTAGGGTGATCAAAATAATCAACTAGCCATTTAGCCGGCATTAGAGAAATTAAAGATCCTTCAATAGCTTTTAAATTTTCTTTATATACATGAGAATCTTTACCAAAATGTAACACATGATGATCATGTAATTGATAAATGTAAGGAACCCCTCTTTCTCCTAAACCATTTGCTAAATTAGCTACATGGCAATGAACAATATCAAAATCATCAGAATTAATATGAGCCGCCATTTTATGGGTAGATTCATGCCCTAAGGCTCTTTGATTTACTTCAAATTCCCAAATAATTTTTTCAATTGCCCCCCAATTTTTAGGGGGAATACTTAACCCACATCCGGGGTCTACATGGCATATTTTCATTTTAAAAAGGCTATATTATTCATTCCATTATTGTCATCTACCCAAATGTTATACCCATTAAAATGTAAAAAATCTTCTAGTTTTTGGGTATTAATTTTATTTACTTTTTCATAAATAATTACTTTAGGTTTTTTTATTTTGTCAAAATCTAAAGCCATTATAAGTTGATCATCCATTCCTTCAACATCAATATGTAACCAATCTAAATCATTAAAATTATTTTCTATTAATAATTCATTAATCCCTATTGATTCTTTTGTTACTTCATTTACCTTATTAAAAAATTTTAATACATGATCTTTATCAATAGAATTTGTGTGACCAGTATTGTCTCCTTCTCCTCCTTCGTAAAATTTAACTTGACCTCCGTTAGGAGTAATTAATTTATTTACTAAAGTAATATTTTTATATTTACTATAATGTTTACTTAATCTAGAAAAAGCAGATGTTGATGCTTCTACTAATAACAAATTTGAAAAGTTATTTTGGTGAAATAAATGTACCCATTCACCTGATGTTCCATCGTTAGTACCAATAGCTACTCCTTTAGTTTTATCTTTTGTAGCACACCATATATCAAAAGCAATTTCTGATTGAGTTCCATGTTCAATGCTATTCCATTTAGTACGTCCTATCTCTTTTCCTTTAGAAGTTTTAATAATTAAAGTACATCCATCAAACCAATCAAAACTACACCAATGACCTATACCTATTTGATTTTGGTAAATTTCTTGGTTATTGTAGGTATCTATAATCTCTATTGTAAAAGGTAAATATTCTTTTGGGAGAAAAAATAAAATATCTTTTTTTATTTCAACATACATTTGGGTCGATGGATGAGAAATATCTTGGGCTTTTTTAAGTTTTATGTCTAAAAACCGATTCATTATATTTTTTTATCTCCTTTAATATTAGTTTCACTTACTTTTTTATCTATTAAACTATATCCTTTAGCTTGAAATACTAAAGGTTCTTTATAAAATCCTTTAGGTTCTTGTCTAAAATTATTAGTTACCCATAAATCAAAAGCATCCCATTTTGAATTATTAATTTTACTATGTACTTCATGAATTTTACTACCTCTAATTAAATAAGCATGAGCATCAGTAAACATTCCAGCATCAATATGAGTTTCATATTCGTTAAATGTTTCATAATTGTGGGCAAAACTAAAGAAAGTATAGTCTTTTTCTTGAGAAATTTTAATAGCTTCTTTTAATTTATTAACAAATTCATTATGGTCAGTTAATAATAAGGCATCACATTCAAAAAATAAATAAGTAGTATTATTATCTGGAGGGCAAGATAAAATAGCATCAGTATGGGCTTTAAAACAACCATAATGTCCTGGGGCTAGTTTATAGTATCCAGGTTCTAATTGAACATCATTAGGTCTGTTACAAGTATCTTTAGGGGGTAAATCCGTGTAAGGAGTATTAATAACTTGTGTGTATTCAATTCCATCATATTCACCTAATTTACTAATAGATTCAATAGAGCGTTGTTCTCTTTCTTCTTCAGGTTGAGTTAATAAATGTACAATTTTTATTTTTTGATCAGACTCATAATTTGTTCTATCCCCTTTCCACTTAAAACTACCATTATTAGGCATTTTATTTAAGAAATAATCTTTATTTAAATTAAATACGTGTTCCTTAATAAAATCACCTGTGTTTAAATCGGTAATATGGAATTTTACTATTGTGTTATCATCCAATGAATAAGGAACCATATCCCAGAAATAGTATTTACCTGTAACTTCTAAATTTCTATCAATAATTATTTCACCATTTCTTTCTACAGTATATTGAATTAATTTACTTTCTTTAGCATTTGAAATTGTAATCCATGGACAGAATCTGCCTGGGACATCTGTAGGAAGGATTGTATAGTATTCAACCATTGAATAATCTTCAAAATCAAAATACTTTTCGGCATCGGATTCAAATTTTTCTCTAGGCTCAATATGGTTATTTGGGTAATCTTTAAACAAATGATAATACATATTTTCAATACCATTTGATTCAGATCCACAAGTTACCATTAAATTATCGTAAGCTTGAGCTGATTGAATATCAGGGGTTTGTCTTAATATTGCATTTGGGGTTGCACTAAAGAAATATGTGTAGTAACATTTACCTTCTTGTGCTTCAAATTCACCAAAGAATGTATCGTTTGTATTTAAAATTTCTGAAATATAATTAATATAATCTTCGTCTTTTAAAATATAATCATAATTAACAAAGTGAAGTTTATTAATACCTAAATTTTTGGCAAATGTTGCTGGGTTTCTAAAACTAGTATAACAAGCGGGTCCGTGATATCTATCATTTCCCTCACCCTTTAAATTTAAATAAGTATCATATAAATCTGTATAAAAATTAAAACTAGAATAGAATGTATGTTTAGTTAAAATATTATTTGAATCATAAAACACATAATCTACCATTTCTTGTAATTCTTTAGGTACAGGAGCATGTGCTGAGATTATTAATTTTCTTCCATCACGTTTTAATGAATTAATACAATCTTTAGTAGTTTGTACAATAGCATCGGTTACAGGATATGTACATATTACATATGCTTCTTCGGATGGAGTAATAATAGTATTACCTTCTAAGTGTTGTTGGATTAATTTTTTATTCTTATCAAGATCATTAAAATCAAGATAATTTACACTAGGATAAGAATCAAAATAATTTTGATATACTTCTAAATTATATAACAATTGAGGAATTTGATAGGATAATGCTTCACGAATTACTAAGGGCATAGTTTCTTTATCATGATTGCTTCCTCTAGATGTAAATAAAAATAAATCCATTGATTGATAAAAATTATCTACATCTGTACGTTCATTCCACCATGTAACATTATCAGGTTTATTTTCCATTAATGGACGCCAATAATGTTCAAAGTTACTTGCTTGATTACCTACACAATGAAATTCATATTCAGGAAGCATTTTAGCATATTCAAAAAATTCAGCTTGATTTTTTCTAGGTGTAAATAAACCAATATGTAAAATGTGTTTTTTATTAGGATCTAATCCTAACTTTTGTAATGCTTTTGTTCGATCAGGACGTTCAATATATTCAATAGGATATTCAACTAATACTTTAGGGATATCAATATCTTTATATTGATCAATTTGCCATTGAGATACAAACATAAACATATCTGGGAAGAATTGTTTATTGTCTGTATTAAAAGATGAATCGTGTGATGTTTCTACAATTTTGTAAGAGCGATCTGTATGGTATACTTGTTCCATTATTTCTCTAGGGAATCCTGCCAACTCGGGGATTTCTTCTAGATGTATAATGTCGGGTTGAATTTGATCAATTAATGATAAAATTTCAGTTTTGTCTTCTCCTAAAGTGTAAAATTTTTCTTCAGGTAAAAGTGCTTTAATTTTATTTTTAGTAACAACTAAAACACCTCCTGTAACGTCAGTCCATTCAACTAAATGAATTTCGTATTCGTTTTTAAGTAATTCTATTTTTTTTGTTAAATATTGAGGTAGACCTCCAGTAGATAAATGTGGAGCTACACAAAGTAATTTTTTCATAAACTAATTTTAAAATTGTAACTAAATATAATAACCTATTAATAAATATCCAAATTTACTTATTCTGTTTTAAACGTTCGTTTATTTTTTTAACTTCTTCGGGATCAGTAACTGCTTGAGCAGCTACTAGATCCTCGAGAGAAATTTTTATTATCGGAATACCACTTTCCTCCATTTGTTTTTTAATTTCAGGAGTTATTTTTTTCATATTATAGGTATCCTGGGAATTGGTAATCTGTTCCACTTACATTAATAATTAACCATACATCTGGTGGTCCTAAGAATTCATTAGGAGGTCCTGCACTACCAATTTGTGTATCCGGTGGTCCTACTGGGTTAAGTGCTACCCCTCCACCCGCATTATCAACTCTTAATGCGCCAGTTCCTGATGCTGGTTGAATATGTAATGATTGGTTTGTATCTGGGACAGTTGGTCCTAATCCTAGAGTTCTTTGGGAATAAAAATAATCATTAATTCCTTCTACAAATTGTAACATTAATACACCACCACAATATATCTGGAATTCATCTAATGTATTAAATCCAATGAATGTATTAGTATCACCAGAGTGGTATATACGATTACCTAAATATAAATCTGTAGTAATCTGGGCGTTACCGTTTACATCTAACCTATAAGATGGAGAAGTATCATTAATACCTAATCTTGTATTCGTTATATCAGTATATAAGAATGGTACACTTTGTACTGTTGTACTAGAATCAGTTCTAACTAAGTAATTAGGTGAATTAACAAATGCACCACCACTAATACCACTAGTACCATTAATACTTGTACCTGAAGTACCTGGGGTACCTGATGAACCTGAAGTACCATTAGCACCTGAAGTACCACCAGCACCATTTTGTCCACTAGTACCTGATCCACCGGATGAACCTGAAGTTCCTGCTACACCTGAGGTACCTATATTACCACTTGAACCATTAGTACCTGATGTTCTAGATAATCCTGATTGTCCGTTGTTACCACTTGAACCAGATGATCCTGAAGTACCACTCACACCTGATGTTCTGTTAGCACCATTAACTCCATTAACACCATTCGAACCTGATGAACCTGAAGTACCTGATACTCGTGATAATCCGTTTCCTCCATTAACACCATTCGAACCTGAACTTCCTGAAGTACCACTTACAGCACTTGTTCTATTAGCACCATTAACTCCAGCAATACCATTTGAACCTGATGATCCTGAAGTACCGGAAACCGCTGATAACCCGTTTCCTCCATTAACACCATTGTTACCTGAAGAACCTGAACTTCCTGAAGTACCACTTACAGCACTTGTTCTATTAGCACCGTTAGCTCCAGCAACACCATTTGAACCGGTTGAACCACTAGTTCCTGATACACCTGAAGTTCTACTAGCACCGTTAGCTCCGTTGTTACCTGATGAACCTGATGAACCTGTACTACCACTTGTTCCTGATACTCGTGATAAACCACTTGTACCATTATTACCTGAAGTACCAAGTGTACCTGAACTACCTGCTGAACCTGAAGTTCTGCTTAATCCTGATTGTCCGTTGTTACCACTTGAACCTGAAGTACCTGATGAACCACTTGTACGTGATAATCCTGAAGCGCCATTAGCACCGTTATTACCAGATGAACCAGATGAACCTGATGTTCCACTTACACCTGATGTTCTATTAGCACCGTTAGCACCATTAACACCGTTTGAACCTGATGAACCTGAAGTACCACTTACAGCACTTGTTCTATTGGCACCATTATTACCAGATGTACCTGATGAACCAGTTGAACCTGAGGTACCTGATACTCGTGATAATCCGTTTCCTCCATTATTACCATTTGAACCTGTACTACCTGATGTTCCACTTACACCTGATGTTCTATTAGCACCATTAGCTCCATTTGAACCACTTGTACCTGTTGAACCACTTGTACGTGATAATCCTGAAGCTCCACTAGCACCGTTAATACCTGAAGTACCTGAAGAACCTGAACTTCCTGAAGTACCACTTACAGCACTTGTTCTATTAGCACCATTAGCTCCAGCAACACCATTTGAACCAGTACTACCTGATGTTCCGCTTACACCTGATGTTCTAGATAAACCATTAGCTCCATTATTACCCGATGTACCTGATGAACCAGTTGAACCTGAAGTACCTGATAGTCTGGATAATCCACTAGTACCATTGTTACCTGAGGTACCAAGTGTACCACTTGAACCAGCTGAACCTGAGGTTCTAGATAATCCTGATTGTCCGTTATTACCGCTTGAACCTGTACTACCTGTTGAACCTGAAGTACCTGATACTCGTGATAATCCGTTTCCTCCATTAACACCATTCGAACCTGATGAACCTGAAGTACCACTTACGGCTGAGGTTCTATTAGCACCATTAGCTCCATTTGAACCTGAACTACCTGAGCTACCACTTGTTCCTGATAATCTGCTTAATCCTGATCCTCCGTTGTTACCTGAAGAACCTGTACTACCGCTTGAACCTGATGAACCACTTGTTCTACTTAAAGCCGAAGCTCCATTAGCACCGTTATTACCAGTTGAACCAGATGAACCTGTACTACCTGAAGTACCACTTACAGCACTTGTTCTATTAGCACCATTAGCACCTGATGTACCTGATGAACCAGTTGAACCTGAGGTACCTGATAATCTACTTAATCCACTAGTACCGTTATTACCTGATGTACCTAGTGTACCTGAACTACCGGCTGAACCACTTGTTCTAGATAATCCTGATTGTCCATTATTACCTGTTGAACCTGTTGAACCAGTTGAACCAGATGTTCCACTTGTTCTACTTAATCCTGATCCTCCGTTAGCACCGTTTGAACCAGCTGAACCTGAACTTCCTGAAGTACCACTTACAGCACTTGTTCTATTAGCACCATTAGCACCTGATGAACCAGCTGAACCTGAACTTCCTGAAGTACCAGATAATCTACTTAGACCTGATCCTCCATTATTACCATTTGAACCTGTACTACCACTAGAACCAGATGAACCACTTGTTCTACTTAAAGCCGAAGCTCCATTAGCACCGTTATTACCAGATGAACCTGATGAACCGGTTGAACCTGAAGTACCACTTACGGCTGAAGTTCTATTAGCACCATTTACACCTGCTGAACCTGTACTACCTGAAGTACCACTTGTTCTAGATAATCCACTAGTACCGTTATTACCTGAAGTACCAATTGTACCTGAGCTACCAGCTGAACCTGAAGTTCTACTTAGTCCTGATTGTCCGTTATTTCCTGAAGAACCTGTTGAACCTGAGCTACCACTTGTACGTGACAATCCTGAAGCTCCGTTAGCACCGTTTGAACCTGCTGAACCTGTACTACCTGAAGTACCACTTACAGCTGAAGTTCTGTTAGCACCATTAGCACCGGCTGAGCCTGAAGAACCTGAACTTCCTGAAGTACCAGATAATCTACTTAGACCTGATCCTCCATTATTACCATTTGAACCGGTTGAACCTGAGCTACCAGCTGAACCTGAAGTTCTGCTTAGTCCTGATCCTCCGTTAGCACCGCTTGAACCTGATGAACCGGTTGATCCTGAGGTACCACTTACAGCTGAAGTTCTGTTAGCACCATTAACTCCTGATGAACCTGATGAACCTGTACTACCACTTGTTCCTGATAGTCTACTTAATCCACTTGTACCATTGTTACCTGAGGTACCAATTGTACCACTTGAACCTGCTGAACCTGAAGTTCTGCTTAGTCCTGATTGTCCGTTGTTACCACTTGAACCAGTTGAACCTGAACTACCAGCCGAACCTGATGTTCTGCTTAATCCTGATCCTCCGTTAGCACCGTTTGAACCTGATGAACCAGTTGAACCTGAAGTACCACTTACTGCTGAGGTTTTATTTGCTCCGTTTACACCAGCTGAACCTGCTGAACCTGTACTACCTGAAGTACCACTTACGGCTGAGGTTCTATTAGCACCATTAACACCATTTGAACCTGATGAACCTGTTGTACCTGATGTAGTACTTACACCACTAGTACCTGCTACACCTGCTGTACCTATTGTACCGCTTGAACCTGCTGAACCACTTGTGCGTGATAATCCTGATTGTCCATCATTACCTGAAGAACCTGTTGAACCAGTAGATCCAGATGAACCTGAACTTCTGCTTAGACCTGATCCTCCATTAATACCAGCAGAACCTGTACTACCTGAGCTACCACTTGTTCCTGATAATCTGCTTAATCCTGATCCTCCGTTGTTACCTGAAGAACCTGTTGAACCAGTACTACCTGATGTACCACTTGTGCGTGATAAACCACTAGTACCATTATTACCTGAAGTACCTATTGTACCTGAAGAACCAGCTGAACCACTCGTACGTGATAATCCACTTTGTCCATTATTACCTGAAGAACCTGTACTACCAGATGAACCTGAACTACCGCTTGAACGTGATAATCCACTTCCTCCGTTATTACCATTTGAACCTGCTGAACCTGATGATCCAGATGTACCACTTACTGCTGAAGTTCTATTAGCACCATTAGCACCGGCTGAACCAGAAGAACCTGTACTACCTGAAGTACCACTTACTGCTGATGTTCCAGCAATTCCGTTTGTACCTTGTGAACCATTCGAACCAGTTGTTCCTGATGTTGAACTTAAACCTGAAGTACCTGCTACACCGGCTGTACCAATTGTACCTGAGCTACCAGCTGAACCTGAAGTTCTGCTTAGTCCTGATTGTCCGTTGTTACCACTTGAACCAGTTGAACCGGTTGAACCAGATGTTCCACTAGTACGAGAAATTCCTGAAGCGCCATTAGCACCATTTGAACCAGATGAACCAGTTGTACCTGATGTTGAGCTTATACCACTTGTACCAGCGATTCCATTAGTTCCTTGAGAACCATTACTACCTGTAGTACCTGATGTGTTACTAACACCACTAGTACCGGCTATACCGTTTGTACCTTGTGAACCATTTGAACCTGTTGTACCACTTGTAGAGCTTTCACCTGAAGTTCCAGCTACACCGGCTGTACCAATTGTACCACTTGAACCTGCTGAACCTGAAGTTCTAGATAAACCACTTTCTCCATTATTACCTGAAGAACCGGTTGAACCTGTACTACCTGATGAGCCACTTGTACGTGATAAACCACTTCCTCCGTTATTACCATTTGAACCTGCTGAACCTGATGATCCAGATGTACCACTTACTGCTGAAGTTCTATTTGCACCGTTAATACCTGCTGAACCTGAAGAACCTGTTGAACCAGAAGTACCACTTACTGCTGATGTTCCAGCAATTCCGTTTGTACCTTGTGAACCTGAACTACCTGTTGTACCTGAAGTAGTACTTATACCACTAGTACCTGCTACACCGGCTGTACCAATTGTACCACTTGAACCTGCTGAACCTGAAGTTCTAGATAATCCTGATTGTCCGTCATTTCCTGAAGAACCTGTACTACCCGTTGAACCTGAGGTTCCTGAAGTATTACTTTCGCCACTAGTACCAGCAACTCCATCAGTTCCTTGAGAACCTGATGAACCTGTTGTACCTGATGTTGAACTTATTCCTGAAGTACCTGCGATTCCGTTTGTACCTTGAGAACCGTTACTACCTGTTGTACCAGAAGTATTACTAATACCACTTGTGCCTGCAATTCCATTTGTACCTTGTGAACCGTTTGAACCAGTTGTACCTGAGGTAGAGCTTTCACCTGAAGTACCTGCTATACCTGATGTACCAATTGTACCGCTTGAACCTGCTGAACCTGAAGTTCTGCTTAGTCCTGATTGTCCGTTATTTCCTGAAGAACCGGTTGAACCTGTTGAACCTGAACTACCGCTTGAACGTGATAATCCACTTCCTCCGTTATTACCATTTGAACCTGATGAACCTGTACTACCTGAAGTACCACTCACGGCACTTGTTCTATTAGCACCATCTACACCAGCTGAACCTGATGAACCTGTTGAACCAGAAGTACCACTTACTGCTGATGTTCCAGCTATACCATTTGTACCTTGTGAACCGTTACTACCTGTTGTACCAGAAGTAGTACTTTCGCCACTTGTTCCAGCTACACCTGAGGTACCAATTGTACCACTTGAGCCAGCTGAACCACTTGTTCTAGATAAACCGCTTTCTCCATTATTACCTGAAGAACCTGTACTACCTGTTGAACCTGAACTACCTGAAGTAGTGCTTTCACCTGAAGTACCGGCATCTCCTGAAGAACCTACTGTACCTGTAGATCCTGATGTACCACTTGTATTACTTGCACCTGAAGTACCTGCTTCACCTGAACTACCAACTGTACCAGTTGAACCTGAAGTACCTGAAGTAGCACTTTCACCACTTGTACCAGCAACTCCACTAGTACCAATTGTACCACTTGAACCAGCTGAACCTGAAGTTCTAGATAATCCTGATTGTCCTGCGTTACCTGAGGAACCAGTTGAACCTGTACTACCTGATGAACCGCTTGTAGCGCTTTCACCTGACGTACCTGCATCTCCTGTAGTACCTACTGAACCTGCTGAACCACTTGTTCCAGAAGTAGCACTTTCACCACTTGTACCCGCAACTCCATCAGTTCCTTGAGAACCATTACTACCTGTTGTGCCTGAGGTTGAGCTTATACCTGATGTACCGGCAATTCCATTAGTTCCTTGTGAACCATTTGAACCTGTTGTACCTGAGGTACTTGATATACCACTAGTACCTGCTACACCTGCTGTACCTATTGTACCGCTTGAACCTGCTGAACCACTTGTACGTGATAATCCGCTTTGTCCATCGTTACCGCTTGAACCTGTACTACCTGTTGAACCACTTGTTCCAGAAGTAGCGCTTTCACCTGAGGTACCTGCAACTCCATCGGCTCCTTGAGAACCTGATGTACCTGTTGTACCTGATGTTGAGCTTACACCACTAGTACCAGCGATTCCATTTGTACCTTGTGAACCATTTGAACCGGTTGTGCCTGAAGTACTTGAAATTCCTGAAGTACCAGCAACTCCATCAGCTCCTTGAGAACCGGCTGAACCACTTGTACCACTTGTTTCACTATTTCCTGAAGTTCCAGCTACTCCTGAAGTACCTATTGTACCTGAGGAACCAGCTGAACCACTTGTTCTAGATAAACCGCTTTCTCCATTATTACCTGAAGAACCTGTCGAACCTGTTGAACCTGAGCTACCACTTGTAGCGCTTTCACCTGAAGTACCAGCAACTCCATCAGTTCCTTGAGAACCTGATGAACCTGTTGTTCCAGATGTACTGCTTATACCTGAGGTACCTGCGATTCCATTAGTTCCTTGAGAACCATTTGAACCTGTTGTACCAGAAGTACTACTAACACCGCTTGTACCTGCAATTCCGTTTGTACCTTGTGAACCGTTTGAACCAGTTGTACCTGAAGTGGAACTTTCACCACTAGTACCAGCAATTCCACTAGTACCTATTGTACCTGATGAACCCGCTGAACCTGAAGTTCTTGATAATCCGCTTTGTCCCGCATTACCTGAAGAACCTGTTGAACCTGTTGAACCTGAACTACCTGAAGTAGCACTTTCACCTGAAGTACCATCATCTCCTGAAGAACCTACTGAACCTGTTGAACCTGAAGTACCTGAAGTAGAACTTTCACCACTTGTACCAGCAACTCCATCAGCACCTGCACTACCATTTGAACCAGTAGTACCTGATGTGTTACTAACACCACTAGTACCGGCTATACCGTTTGTACCTTGTGAACCATTTGAACCGGTTGTTCCTGAAGTTGCACTTTCGCCACTAGTACCAGCCACACCTGATGTACCAATTGTACCTGATGAACCAGCTGAACCTGAAGTTCTTGATAAACCACTTTCTCCATTATTACCTGAAGAACCTGTGCTACCTGTTGAACCGCTTGTTCCAGAAGTAGCGCTTTCACCTGAGGTACCTGCAACTCCATCGGCTCCTTGAGAACCATTTGAACCTGTTGTACCACTAGTTGATGAAATACCACTTGTACCTGCTATACCGTTTGTACCTTGTGAACCGTTACTACCTGTTGTACCTGAGGTACTTGATATACCACTTGTACCAGCAACTCCATCAGCTCCTTGAGAACCGGCTGAACCACTTGTACCACTTGTATTACTTTCACCACTTGTTCCTGCTACTCCACTAGTACCAATTGTACCTGATGAACCAGCTGAACCGCTTGTTTCGCTTAATCCTGATTGTCCTGCATTTCCTGAAGAACCAGTTGAACCAGTTGAACCTGAGCTACCACTTGTAGCACTTTCGCCACTTGTTCCTGCATCTCCTGTAGTACCTACTGAACCTGCTGAACCTGAAGTACCTGAAGTAGCGCTTACACCACTTGTGCCAGCAACTCCATCAGCTCCTTGAGAACCATTTGAACCTGTTGTACCTGAGGTACTTGAAATTCCTGAAGTACCAGCAATTCCGTTTGTACCTTGTGAACCATTTGATCCAGTAGTACCTGATGTAGCACTTTCGCCACTTGTTCCTGCGTTTCCACTAGTACCTATTGTACCTGAAGAACCTGCAGTACCTGAAGTTCTGCTTAAACCACTTTGTCCATTGTTTCCTGATGAACCGGTACTACCTGTTGAACCAGAAGTTCCTGATGTTTTACTTTCACCACTTGTACCAGCAACTCCATCAGCTCCTTGAGAACCATTTGAACCTGTTGTACCTGAGGTGTTAGATACTCCTGAAGTACCTGCTACTCCATCAGCACCTGCACTACCATTTGAACCTGTTGTTCCTGATGTAGCGCTTTCACCTGATGTTCCTGCAACTCCATCAGCACCTTGTGAACCGGATGAACCGCTTGTACCTGATGTTTCACTATTTCCTGAAGTTCCAGCATTACCTGAAGTACCTATTGTACCTGAAGAACCTGCTGAACCACTTGTACGGGATAATCCGCTTTGTCCGTTATTACCGCTTGAACCAGTACTACCTGTTGAACCAGAAGTTCCTGATGTTGCACTATCTCCACTAGTTCCAGCATTACCTGAAGAACCTACTGTACCTGTTGAGCCACTTGTACCGCTTGTAGCACTTTCTCCACTTGTACCTGCTACTCCATCAGCACCTGCAGAACCGTTAGATCCTGTTGTACCTGAAGTACTAGATACTCCTGAAGTACCAGCAACTCCATCAGCTCCTTGAGAACCATTTGAACCTGTTGTACCACTTGTAGCGCTTTCACCTGAAGTTCCAGCTACTCCTGAAGTACCTATTGTACCTGAGGAACCAGCTGAACCACTTGTTTCGCTTAATCCTGATTGTCCTGCGTTACCGCTTGAACCTGTGGAACCTGTTGAACCTGAGGTTCCAGAAGTAGCACTTTCGCCTGAAGTACCTGCTATTCCATCTTCACCTGCACTACCATTTGAACCAGTAGTACCTGATGTGTTAGAAATTCCACTTGTACCAGCAACTCCATCGGCTCCTTGTGAACCTGAAGTACCTGAGGTACCAGAAGTAGCGCTTATACCACTTGTACCAGCAACACCATCTTCACCTGAAGAACCTGTGCTACCTGATGTACCACTTGTGTTTGATTCACCTGAAGTACCAGCTACACCGCTTGTGCCGATTGTACCTGAACTACCAGCAGAACCGCTTGTAGACGATAAACCACTTTGTCCATCATTTCCTGAAGAACCTGTTGAACCTGTACTACCTGATGAACCGCTTGTAGCACTTTCACCTGATGTACCTGCTATTCCATCGGCTCCTTGAGAACCGTTTGAACCTGTTGTACCACTTGTTGAGGAAATTCCACTTGTACCAGCAACACCATCAGCTCCTTGAGAACCGGATGTACCACTTGTACCTGAAGTAGCACTTATACCACTTGTACCAGCAATTCCATCGGCTCCTTGTGAACCTGATGTGCCGCTTGTACCGCTTGTTTCACTATTTCCAGAAGTTCCAGCTACACCACTTGTACCTATAGTACCTGATGAACCAGCTGAACCTGAAGTTTCGCTTAATCCTGATTGTCCAGCGTTACCGCTTGAACCCGTTGAACCGGTTGAGCCTGAGCTACCGCTTGTAGCACTTATACCACTTGTACCAGCAATTCCATCGGCTCCTTGTGAACCTGATGTACCTGTTGTACCTGATGTTGAACTTATACCTGAGGTACCTGCTATTCCATCAGCTCCTTGTGAACCTGATGTGCCGCTTGTGCCGCTTGTTGAAGAAACTCCGCTTGTACCTGCTACTCCATCAGCTCCTGAAGAGCCTGATGTACCAGTTGTACCTGAAGTTTCGCTATTTCCTGATGTTCCAGCTACTCCTGAAGTACCTATTGTACCACTCGAACCAGCTGAACCACTTGTTTCGCTCAATCCACTTTGTCCTGCATTTCCTGAAGAACCTGTTGAACCTGTTGAACCACTACTTCCTGCAGTAGCACTTTCACCTGAAGTACCTGCTATACCTGAAGTACCAGAAGTACCATCTTCACCTGATGAACCTGATGTTCCGCTTTCACCTGAAGTACCTGATGTTCCTGATTCACCTGAGGTGCCAGCAACTCCTGTTGTACCAGAGGTACCATCTTCGCCTGATGAACCTGATGTTCCGGATTCGCCACTTGTACCAGCAACTCCACTAGTACCTATTGTACCTGATGAACCAGCTGAACCACTTGTTTCGCTTAATCCGCTTTGTCCCGCATTACCTGAGGAACCTGTACTACCTGTTGAGCCTGAACTACCGCTTGTAGCACTTATACCACTTGTACCAGCAACTCCATCAGCTCCTTGAGAGCCTGCTGAACCTGTTGTACCTGAAGTGGCACTTATACCTGAGGTACCTGCAACTCCATCAGCTCCTTGAGAACCGTTTGAACCTGTTGTACCACTTGTTGAAGAAACTCCACTAGTACCGGCAATACCATCAGCTCCTGAGGAACCAGATGTACCTGTTGTACCTGAAGTTTCACTATTTCCTGATGTTCCTGCAACTCCACTAGTACCAATTGTACCGCTTGAACCTGCTGAACCTGAAGTTTCGCTTAATCCTGATTGTCCTGCGTTACCGCTTGAACCTGTGGAACCTGTTGAACCACTACTTCCTGCAGTAGCACTTTCACCTGAAGTACCTGCAGCTCCAGTTGTTCCTGAAGTACCATCTTCGCCTGAAGATCCACTTGTACCTGATTCGCCACTTGTGCCTGAAATACCTGATGTTCCTGATTCACCTGAAGTTCCTGAAGCTCCTGTTGTACCTGATGTGCCATCTTCACCTGATGAACCAGATGTACCTGATTCGCCACTTGTTCCAGCTACTCCTGAAGTACCAATTGTACCCGAGCTACCTGCTGAACCTGAAGTTTCGCTTAATCCTGATTGTCCTGCGTTACCTGAGGAACCTGTTGAACCGGTTGAACCTGAACTACCTGAAGTAGCGCTTATACCACTAGTACCAGCAACTCCATCATTTCCTTGTGAACCAGAAGAACCTGAAGTACCTGATGAACCACTAAATCCACTAATACCATCATCTCCAACACTACCATTTGAACCAGTAGTACCTGAAGTAGCACTTATACCTGAGGTACCTGCTACTCCATCAGCTCCTTGAGAACCTGATGTACCGCTTGTACCGCTTGTTTCACTATTTCCTGAAGTACCAGCTACACCGCTTGTGCCGATTGTACCTGAACTACCAGCAGAACCTGAGGTTTCACTTAATCCGCTTTGTCCTGCGTTACCTGAGGAACCAGTTGAACCGGTTGAACCTGAACTACCGCTTGTAGCACTTTCACCACTTGTTCCTGCTATTCCATCTTCGCCTGAAGATCCACTTGTACCTGATTCACCTGAAGTACCTGCTACTCCAGTTGTACCTGAAGTACCATCAGCTCCTGATGAACCATTTGTTCCAGATTCACCTGAGGTACCAGCAACTCCAGTTGTTCCTGAAGTACCATCTTCACCAGAAGAACCTGATGTGCCTGATTCACCTGAAGTTCCAGCTACTCCTGAAGTACCAATAGTACCACTTGAGCCAGCTGAACCTGATGTTTCACTTAATCCGCTTTGTCCTGCATTTCCTGAAGAACCTGTTGAACCTGTACTACCTGATGAACCGCTTGTAGCGCTTTCACCTGAGGTACCTGCAGCTCCAGTTGTTCCTGAGGTACCATCTTCGCCTGAAGATCCACTTGTACCTGATTCACCTGAAGTACCTGAAATACCAGATGTACCTGATTCGCCACTTGTGCCTGCTATACCTGAGGTACCTGAAGTACCATCCTCACCTGAAGATCCTGATGTGCCGGATTCGCCTGAAGTGCCAGCTACACCGCTTGTACCAATTGTACCACTCGAACCAGCTGAACCACTTGTTTCGCTTAATCCTGATTGTCCTGCATTACCGCTTGAACCCGTTGAACCTGTACTACCTGAGGAACCACTTGTAGCACTTTCACCACTTGTTCCTGCTATACCTGAAGTACCTGATGTACCATCTTCACCTGATGAACCAGATGTACCTGATTCGCCTGAGGTACCAGCAACTCCAGTTGTACCTGAAGTACCATCAGCTCCTGAAGAACCTGATGTACCTGATTCACCTGAGGTACCAGCGGTTCCATCTTCACCTGATGAACCAGACGTACCTGACTCACCTGAAGTACCTGCTACACCTGAAGTACCTATCGTACCGGAACTACCTGCTGAACCACTTGTTTCACTTAATCCTGATTGTCCAGCGTTACCTGAAGAACCAGTTGAACCTGTACTACCAGATGTTCCTGAAGTAACACTTTCACCACTTGTTCCTGCTACTCCAGTTGTTCCTGAAGTACCATCTTCACCTGATGAACCTGATGTTCCTGATTCGCCTGATGAACCTGATGTTCCTGATTCACCAGAAGAACCTACTGCTCCTGAAGTACCTGAAGTACCATCAGCACCAGAAGAACCACTTGTTCCTGATTCGCCTGAGGTACCAGCAACTCCAGTTGTTCCTGAGGTACCATCAGCTCCTGAAGAGCCTGATGTACCATCAGCTCCTGAAGAGCCTGATGTACCTGATTCGCCTGAGGTACCAGCTACTCCAGTTGTTCCTGAAGTGCCATCCTCACCTGATGAACCACTTGTACCTGATTCGCCACTTGTTCCAACAGCTCCTGAAGTACCTGATGTGCCATCTTCACCTGAAGATCCACTTGTACCTGACTCACCTGAAGTACCTGCTACTCCAGTTGTACCTGATGTACCATCGGCACCAGAAGAACCTGAGGTACCATTTTCACCTGAAGTACCTGATTGTCCTGTTGTACCTGAACTACCTGCTAAACCTGATGTTCCTGAACTAGCGTTTACATATCCAAATTCTCCTGTAGTTGTATCATAAGTTACAACTGTAATAATATCTTGTTCAGGTAAATCGCTAATAGAGAAATCACTTCCTGTAATATGAAGTGAACCTGTTATTTGAGCTGAACCTGTATATGGAAATCCATCTCCTGAACCTCCACCACCACTACCGGATGTTATAGTTACTAGTACTCCGTCTGAACCGGAGGTAACTACTTCTACACCGGAACCGGTGAAATTAATATTTGCGTTGTTTTTAGAAACTAAAGAACCACTATAATATATATCGGTTTGAACTAAATCATCTAAAAAGTCTCCTATTTCAATTTGATAAGCTGCTGTTTCTTGACCAACATTTAAGTTTTGAATACCTGTAAGGTTTCTAGTAAATATTGGAGCTAATGATTCTGAGGGAGTTAATGATACAATTGCTGTGTTTTGACCAGATGATTCTAATAATTCATCTCCAGTGTCGGCTTGAGTACCTTTTTCTCCCCATTTTACATAAATAGAACCTTCAGCACCTGATGGGTTTCTATAAAATACTTCTGAGATTGTATATTTATGGAATCTACCATTAATAATATTTTGTCCACTATCAGCAGCTTGACCTAAAATAGCATAAATTGGAGTAGATTCATCAAAATTAGAATCATCACTACCAGTAATATCATTAAAATTAATTAATCCTTGAGGATCTGTTAATGAAGCTGAAGGGATAAAATAATCACCTTCCGCTGGGGATATACGGGCTAATGAATTAGTTCCATTAGCTGATGGGAAATCTTCTACTGTAATTGTATTGGCTCCTGTATCAACAGCTGTAACGATAGTTGCTGTTGGCATTACTGTGGATGCAATTAATGATTGGCCTACTCTTATTTCGTCTAATCCAAAGTATCCTGAAACGTTAGCAACGTTTGTAATAGTTTTAGAAGAAGTACTAAAATCACCTGTAATTCTAATATATGAATTACTTCCATTACCTATAGGGGTGACTGATGAGAGTTTCCCGTAGAAAAGTTGTCTTGCCATTTATACTAGTATCTTTAAATCAATTTGAATATTCATATAATAAATATGATAAAAAAAGCCCCAATAATGGGGCTTTAAAAATTATTTTTTATTTTTTTTAAAATTGTAAAGTATACAATACATCTCCAAATACATCTAAACCTCCACTTAATGAATATACATTATGGTTAGTAGTTGTACTAAAAGATAATGTAGCACTACCTACTTTACTTGAGGTAGCTCCACTAACATCATAAAAATCAAATGAAGCAGGGACTCTAGAATTTAATGAATTATTTTTACCAGCACCATTTGTAATCGAATTAGAAGGAACCGTAACAGTAATACTACTATCCTCCATTTGATCTAAAAATACTACCATTGATATTAATTGAGCATTACCTGCTGAAGGAGAAACAATTGTTAAAGCTGTATTAGTTAAACTAGAAACATCAAATGCAGGAATGTAAGCACCTTCTGTACCACTAGTACCACCTGAGTTTGCTACTGTTAAAGTAAAAGAATTCACATTAGGTACAGTTTGGATTTCTAAATATGAGTAATCTTCACTCATGTTTCTAATTACTACAAAATCACCAGCTGATAATCCATGTGCTGTATGAGTAACTGTTAGTGTAGTTGATGAACGAGACCATGTTAATCCTCCTTCTACATTACCTGAGGATAATAGTTGTGCTCTTTTATTTCCACTAGATACTTCATATCTAACTACTGGGTTGTATGATGCACCACCACCTGCTCCATCAGCACCTGAAGATCCTGATGTACCGGGGGCACCAGCAGCTCCTGTCGCTCCTGAAGAGCCTGAAGAACCTGATGTCCCTGCAGCACCTGCAGCACCGGTTTCACCACTTGAGCCTGAGGTACCATTAGCACCTGATGAACCTGAAGTACCTGGGTTACCTGTAGCTCCGTCTTCTCCGCTTGAACCTGAAGTACCATTAGCACCTGATGAACCTGAAGTACCTGGGTTACCTGTAGCTCCGTCTTCACCTGAAGAACCTGAAGTACCTGGGTTACCTTGAATACCTTGTTCACCTGAAGAACCTGAAGTGCCATCGGCACCTGAAGATCCTGATGTACCTGGATTACCTGTAGCTCCATCAGCACCAGATGAACCTGATGTACCATCGGCACCTGAAGAACCTGATGTACCATCGGCACCTGAAGAACCTGATGTACCTGATTCGCCTGAAGAGCCTGATGTACCTGATTCGCCTGAAGAGCCTGATGTACCTGATTCGCCTGAAGAGCCTGATGTACCATCGGCGCCTGAAGAACCACTTGTACCTGGGGCACCAGCAGCTCCTGTTGCTCCTGAAGAACCTGATGTACCATCAGCACCAGAAGAACCTGAAGTACCATTAGCTCCTGAAGAACCTGAAGTACCTGACTCACCTGAAGAACCACTTGTACCTGGGGCACCAGCAGCTCCTGTAGCTCCTGAAGAACCACTTGTTCCATCAGCACCTGAGGATCCTGAAGTACCATCGGCGCCTGAAGAACCACTTGTTCCTGTAGCACCATCAGCTCCAGAAGAACCTGAAGTACCATTAGCTCCTGAAGAACCTGAAGAACCAGAACCTGAAGCAGATCCTGTTACAAAAGTAAATGTGGCTACACCACCTGAGATTCCTATAGATTCTACTGCTGAACCACTAAAGTTAAGTGTACTAGCACTTCCTACAGATGAACCATCATTCTGAATTGGGATTAAAGATGAACCACCTCCGGAACCGGAAGCTGCTGGGTATACATTACCATCTGAATCTTTAATATATAGTCTACCTCCGTCGCCTTCTTCGGTAAAAAAAGCAACCGATCCTGATGCTGGGACGGTTACGCTTCCTGAGGGTGTAAGTTTTGAATTTATTTGAGCCACGTTCTTCTAATATTTTATTTATAAATATTTAACTTTTTATTGAAGTTCAGTTCCTAATACTAAATATCCATTATTAATTAAAGTACCTTCATTTGTAAAAGTACTTTCAATTTGAATTAATCCATGGGTGTATAAAGGAGGTTGAACTCCGTTTACTTGTTCTCCTGCTTTTATTGTAACTAATCCTCCTTCTAAAATATAAAAGTCGTAACCAACTAATTGTTGATTTGGTTCAACTGTTAAAGTTTCTCCAGCTTGTATAACACGAGGTAGTCGCCCAACATTAGTAGCACTTACATTGGAAGCAAATGCTGTTACTGCTACTTGATCTAAAAATCTTACTTGTGCCATTTAATGAGGGTTTGTCTGATATAAATATGTAAATATTTTGTTTCCGTTAAATTATCTTCTATCTTTTCTATTAGGGTCTGGGAGTTCATTGGTTTCAATTCTATCTCCTTTTTGTATACCTTCATAAAATCCTGGGGGTGTATCTGTTTCCATAGAAAATATAATTTTTGATTTTTCTGTGTATTTTTCTATACCATTTAAATCGCGTTGTAGTATTTCAGGAACTACATATCCTTTTAATTTAATTGAAAAACTACTTCTAACTATTCTTTCATTATCTGTTTGCATTTCTGTTTGAAAAGCAAAAGAATCAATTGTAGCTTTAAATTTAAATCTTTCAGGATCTCCCCAATATGCATCTGAAGCGTATTGAATAGATTCTACTACTTTATTTAGTTGTTCTACATAATATGTAAATATTACACAATCATAATTTAAAGTTAAATAATCAGGTACTGCTGAAGCGTAAAATTGTTTAGCAGGAACTCTATTATTTAATACTGCAAATTGATCATATGCGTTTTTTTTATCATATTTTTTAGTAAAAACATTAAAATTATTAGGATTATTAGCATCTAATTTATTTGTTAAACTTCTATCTTTTTCTAAACTAGTCCTTTTAATCATAATTAAAGGAGCCATTATCTTACCTTTAATATCTCTGTAGTATCCATCTTTTTGGTATGATTTCCATTTTTCAGGAGCACCATATATTACAGGTACAGGTAATCTTTCTCCATTTTGATATACTGAAGGTTGGATTACATTTTTAAAGTAATAAAATACAGCTTCATCTAAATCTTGAATACCAATATTAAAAGGTTTTACATTATCCCCTCTAAATGATTGTCTATTACCCCTATTTTCAGGAGCTGAGGCTAAATTAGGATTGCCCGATTCCTTATCATAAGGAATATGTTGATCAATACTGATCTCTTTTTGTGTTTTTGGGATGGGTTTTCTTTCAGCCATTATAATCGTTGTCTTTGAATATTATATCTATCTCCAGGAACGTAATGAGTTTGACATATAATAGAAATTGAAGAACCAAAATTTGCTAAATCCGTTTCTAATGGATTATTTCCTTCATCATCTAAGAAAGGATAATCAGGATTTTTACCTACAAAAAATTGGTTAGCATTCGTATTATCTACCTCATAATACCCATTTTGATACATTATAACATCTCCTACTTCAGGAACTAAATTAGCTCCATATACATTATCTGGTTGGTTATCTATACATGGATTTTTACCTAATAAATCATCACGTAAAAATTTAAATGTAATACCCCATTGAAAGTCTACACCTAAATCACTTTCAGGGTATTCTTGATCTTGTCTTTCAATTAAACAATTTAATATTACAGGATCAAAGAAATATCTACCATCAGCAGCTTCACCATACATATTAACTTTGGTTTCGGCTAAACGGTATTTATAGTAAATACATTCTTGGGAAATAATGTTACCCATTAGTTCCCTATTAATGGTTCTAAATAAACTTATATCTCTTGCCTCTCCGTATAATGCCATATTATCCTATAAAAATTGTCATTGGTACCTCTCCTAATTCACTATTACGAGCTACCGATTCTGCTTGTCTTCTTTCAAGTAGTGATTGACGTGATGTAGATTCAAAATATTCTCTTAATCTATCAATTAATTTATTTTTATCTGCTTCTGCTGAAGATAATAAATCTGCTTGGTTTAATGTTATTTCAGCTCCTGGGATTGGTACCTGAGTATATTTACCCCTAACATATCCTAAAATTTCTTTTACTAATGCTAAAGTATATTCAAATATCCAAGCTCTACCAACTGAATTGATACCATTGTAATCCATATTTCTAAATGGAACTTGTGATATATTAGATATAGCATTAGGATCTACATCTACTGAAGCACAAGCTTCATCTGATTTTAACATATATTCAAACCATAAATTACATCCATCATCATCTCTACCAGGAACAGGGAATATTCTTAATTTATTATTAATTAATTGGAAAGTATAGTTAGATAATCTAACATCATTTGACATCTCAATAGCTTGAATAGTTTGCATATCGTAGCTAAGAGGCATCATCAAGAAGTTATCTCCGAATCCATATCCACCACCCATAAAAGCAAAAGCAGCTGCATCACCATCAAATCCAAATCCCGCAGCATATGGAGTATACATTTCATCTATAGCAGGAGGTCCTTGATAAAATATTCTCATTATTTCAACATCACTGCCTGTTAAACCTTGAGAAGTAGCCCAAGCATCTAAATCATAATCTTGGATACTTGAAGTTAACACTACAGAACCACTGTACCAATCTACATTACCTCCTACCCCAGCCCAAGTACCATATTGTTCTGAAAGGTCTACTATTCTTTGTAGATTAGGGGTTATAATTGCATTTTGTAAATCGACATTAGTATTTTCATAAGAATACGGAGTGCCTTCTAATGTTAAAAATTCTTCTCTTTGTTTATATGCAAATAATTCATTAGCATATACTGTTACTGCTTCTTCAAAGGCAGCATAAAAATTTATATCTTGTAATTCAACGTTTTCAATAGGATATCCTAAACGTAAAGCACAAAAATTTGCTACTTTATCTGCATCTTTTTGAAAGTCAGAATCATAATCGTAAAAACCAAATGGAGTATCTCCAGGGTGGAATGATGATGATCCAGGCCAAATAGGAATGTTTGCCATAATGTTTTGGTTATAAATATGAAAAAAAAGGGCTCCCAATTAGGAACCCTTTATTTTAGTATTATATTTATTAAGATGATGCTACTACATATTCAATTTGGATACTACCAGTATAATCAGTATCAGTACCATCACCTGCCATAGCCTTAATTTCATTCATGTAAACTAATGATCCTGATACTACTGAGGGTACATCAAAAGCATCATTAGCTAAAATAAGAGATTTACCTGGTTCTACTTTAAATGTAACAGATTCTGCATTTGTTTTAACACAAAATATACTTGCAAATTTATCACTATCTTTTAAATTAGTAATTCTAACATATTTTACATCAGAATTAACAAACGATCCAGGAGTAAGTTCTTCTTTTGAATCTACAAACCCAATAATACCTATACCATTTTCAGTAAGTGAACCACTCCATTGGTAATCAATTACTTCAGTTCTAGTAACATAATTTTTAATACCGCATACTGTAAATGAATTAAATGATTCTTGAACATTGTAATTAGGAAGAATAATAGATTCTTGAATAATTACTTCTAAACATCCAGTAGGTGGGGTTTTAGGGGAACAATTAGTAGCCATTTTATTAGGTTTTTAGTTATAAATATTAAAAAAAGATGGACTAATTACTATTTTTTAGATCTTCCACTTGAACCTGAGGAACCCGTAGTTATTCCTTTTTCAGCTGCTTCTTCATAGATATCTAATAAATCATCTACAATTGGATCTCTGTGATTTTGGAATAATGTAACTCCTAACATATTTTTTACTTTACGTGCTGCTGTATATAAAAATCTAAATCCTGAATCACGTTTTGATTTTAAATCTACTTGATGATCATCACCACATATAATCATTTTACTTCGTAAACCAATACGAGTAACAATCATTTCCATTTGTTCATGTGTAACGTTTTGGGCTTCATCTACGATAATACAACTATCAAGGAAAGTTCTACCACGCATAAAAGATACAGGTACAATTTCAATTTTTCCTTCTTCAATACATTTTTCGATTTTTTCTTTATCATATAAAGCATACATATTTTGATAGATAGGTTGTACCCATGGGTCCATTTTTTCTCTTAGATCACCAGGTAAGAAACCAATATCTTCTTTTGATACTGTAGGTCTTGTAATAATAATTTTTTCGTATTGTCTTCTAAATAGACCGTCTAATGCAATTTGACATGCTAACATTGTTTTCCCAGAACCAGCCTTACCTGCTAGCAAAGTAAGTGTGTTTTCTAATATTTTAGCTTTCGCTTCTTTTTGTTCTTCGTTTAAAGTTATTTTAAATTTAATAGGGTTTTTCACTATTCTTTTTTGTCTAAATACCTCGTCGGTATGAACTTTTGATGCCATTTTCTTTTT